ATTGTACTTAAGAACAACCAAGGAACAGAAGAAACCCGAGTCCGTCATATGGATTATGGGGTTGTGCTTAGTGCTTTCTTCTGGAGACGATTTAAAAACCGAGAAAACATAAGTTTTTTTGACCCCAACGAAGTTCCTGATTTGTATGAAGCGTTCTACACAAACACTGCACTGTTTGAAGAACTGTATGTCAAATACGAAAAGCAGGGTGGACTTCGAAAGAAAGTAATGGCTGCGGAAGAAGTGTTCAAGGGTGGCATATTAAAAGAGAGAACAGATACAGGACGTATCTATCTAGTGTTCATTGACAACGTGCAGAATCAAGGCCCATTTGACCCTAAGTACCATACCATCTACCAGAGTAATCTTTGCTGTGAAATACTTTTACCTACTAAGTCCTTTAAACGTCTGGATGACAGCAATGGTCGTATCGCACTTTGCACTCTGGGCTCAATCAATTGGGGTGCGTTCCGCAATCCAGAAGACATGCGCCGTGCTTGCCGTATACTGCATCGTAGCCTCAACAACATTCTTGACTATCAAGACTTTCTTTCCATCCAGTCTAAACTCAGCAATGAGGAAATTAGACCGCTGGGAATCGGTATCACCAATCTCGCCTACTGGCATGCCAAGCGAAGTCTCAAGTACGGTGAGAAGGAAGCTCTAGGCGAAGTCAAGTCTTGGATGGAACATCAGGCCTACTACCTGACCGAAGCGTCAGTTGAGCTGGCTCGAGAACGTGGCCGGTGCGAAGGTAGTGATTGCACACGTTACGGCCAAGGTGTGTTTCCTTGGGAACTACGAGCCAAGGGGGTGAACGAACTCACAGACTTCACTCCTGATTCAGGGCTAGACTGGAACACCTTGCGTGGCAACATGCGAGCATATGGTGTACGCAACGCCACCTTGATGGCTGTGGCGCCTGTGGAAAGTTCAAGTGTTGTGATCAACTCAACCAACGGCATTGAAATGCCCATGAGCCTGATTTCAGTCAAAGAAAGCAAAGCAGGTAGTTTGACACAGGTGGTGCCCGAATATCACAGACTCAAAAACAAGTACCAAATGATGTGGGCGCAAAAAGATTGTGTGGGCTATTTGAAAACCGCCGCTGTGTTGGCAGCATACATCGATCAGTCAATCAGCACCAACACATTCTATAATCCTGCACACTTTGCAGATCGTAAAGTACCTACCACGTTGATTGCTCGAAATCTTATGCAAGCACATCACTGGGGCATCAAGACATTCTACTACAGCTTGATCAACAAGCAAGGCTCTCGTGCAGACAAGGAAGCTGCTCCATTAGAAGCAATTGATTTTGATGATGTGGAAGATTGCGAAAGCTGTAAACTTTAACAAAAAAAACGAAATGAGTTTAGACAATAATTTTCCTCCCGGTATTGCAATTTTGATAGATTGTTGGGAACATTGTACCCAGTATGATCCAATCTATGAAACCACTTGGAAAAATATTGAATTATCCCTACAAGAAAAAAATATTCAAACAGTAGTGCTGGCAACACACAGTTATGATATCACCACTCATTGGCCGACTCAATGGTTTACAAATACTCATCAGATTTTCTTTGATGAAAACAAAAATAAAAACTCATGGGTACAAAGTTTGCCTCAATATATAGGAACTGCTCCTGGGTACATATATCAAACAGCTGACTCTATTTTAAATATCAAAACTGATGCATTAAAACTAATGATTCATGATTCGGACCAGCTCATTTGGTATCTCACTGAAATAGTTCCGCATCTCAAAGTTGTTTGGTATTTTGGAATTCACTGGAACATGTGTTTAAAAAATCGAAATATAGGTTACAATAACTTAAAATTTGCCCTTGCTCAAAGAGGTTGTGAAATATTTACTGACACAAACTCCGTTGTTACAATAGAAAATCAAAGACCTGATTCAGCGGACATGACAGGTTGGCAACATGTAGTTGACACTATATATAAACTCAAAGTATAGTCATAATTAGACTTTGAAGGCAACATTGCCTACAATATAGTTGGAATTAAAGGACACGGTGTTGTGGCTATTGACACCACACCGTGATGTGCTTACAAGCACATAGAGAAGTTAGAACAAATTTGCAAGATAGTACTTGCATCAGGAAAATATAAATGAGCCAAGCACAATACAACTTAAAAACAAAAACAGATTATCTCAATCGCAAGATGTTTCTGGATCCTGCCGGACCGGTCACAATTCAACGCTTTGAAGAAGTCAAGTACAACAAACTTGTGAAATTTGAGCAAGAGGCACGTGGCTTCTTTTGGATCCCCGAAGAAGTGTCCTTGACCAAAGATGCCAACGATTTTAAAGAATCGTCAGACACAGTCAAACATATTTTTACGTCAAATCTACTGCGTCAAACAGCCCTGGATTCATTGCAAGGTCGTGGACCGGCACAGGTGTTTACTCCTGTGGTGGGTATTCCTGAACTGGAAGCACTAATGTACAACTGGAGTTTCTTTGAAACCAACATCCACAGTCGTTCATACAGCCACATCATTCGCAACATCTACAACGTGCCCAAGGATGTGTTCAACACTATTCACGACACCCGAGAGATTGTGGACATGGCATCAAGTGTGGGCCGGTACTATGATGATTTACACAAATTAAACTGCATCAAAGAAACAGATGACGATCCAAATAATTGTCCAGAAGAGTCACATATTAAAGCAATCTGGCTAGCACTCAACGCAAGTTATGCCTTGGAAGCATTCAGATTCATGGTATCGTTTGCCACAAGTTTAGCCATGGTAGAGAACCGTATTTTCATTGGCAACGGCAACATCATTAGCCTGATTCTGCAAGACGAAATCCTGCACCGGGACTGGACCGCTTGGATGATCAATCAAGTGGTCAAAGAAGATCCGCGCTTTGCACAAGCCAAACAAGAATGTGAAGCAGAAGTATACCAGTTGTACCTGGATGTGATTCGTGAGGAAAAGGCCTGGGCCGATTACTTGTTCCAGAAAGGTCCTGTGATCGGACTCAATGCCAACATTCTCAAGGACTTTGTGGACTACACAGCAGTGGGCGCACTCAAAGAAATTGGTGTCAAGTATCAGGAGCCTGCACCACGTAGCACCCCTATTCCTTGGTTCATGAAGCATGTGGACACCAGCAAGAAACAAACTGCACTGCAAGAGAACGAATCAACTAACTATGTTATTGGCGTCATGAGTGATCAGCTGGACTACGACGAATTACCCAATTTATAAAGGAAAAAGTATGAAAAAGCTATTAGTTATATTAAGTTTGGTCGCATTAGCGGCTTGTACAAAGACCACAAGTGAAGCACCCAAAGCCGGTGCAGTAACACCGTCGTTTGTCTTAGATTACACTGCAAATTGCACCGCCGGTGGTGCACCTGTCATCAGTGGCAACTCTGTAACATTTGGGTCTGGTACACAATGCCAAGCAGGCAGAATTGTTGCAACACAGAGTTATGCCAATATCACTGAATTTAGAGCCACTGTGGATCTAAGCAAGTTGTCCAACAACTATGTGAATGCCAGCATCTACATGGTGCAGAATCCCACCAACCCAACTGCACAGCCAATCGGTACTGCATACTGTGATGCAGGTGGCAACAACAATCAATGGAACTGTAGAGAAATTGATTTCATGGAAACCAACGGCAACAAACTGTTTCAAACTACACTGCATCTAGGCACCGGTGGCAGCTCAGCACCACAGCGTTATGAATATGCATATGCCAGCACAGCACTGAACAACACATGTTTCAACAGTGCCAACATGAAGAACGATCCTGCCAATGGGTTGCACAACGCAACTGGCATTGACATGACCAAGCCGTTTGACATGGTTGCAAGTATCACATATGACACACCTAGAATGACACTAACCTATCAACAAGGTTCCACAATAGTTGTGGTCTATGACACCAACAATGGATCAGGCGCACAAGGCAGCGGCACAGTGGACATGACTGACTTGGTAGCCACAATGAAGAATGGCTACTGGCCTGTTATCTCATTCTGGCAAGGCTACAGCCCCACTGGGCCTGGCTCTGCACCATGGTGGAATGGCAGTTGCAGCTGGGGTGCGCTGTGCAACAACACCAGCTCATACTGGAGTGTGAGCAACATTCAAGTGACCACTGCTGCCGCAACAAAATAAGGAAAAACAAATGAAAGCCATAGTATGGTCCAAAGACCAATGCGCCTTCTGCGAACAGGCCAAGGGCTTGTTAGAAAGTCGAGGCATAGAATATGAATTCCGCAACATCAGTCACGATTGGACTCGCGAACAATTATTAGAAGCAGTGCCAACTGCCAGATCAGTACCACAAATCTTCTTGGATGAAGAATATGTAGGTGGATTCAACGAACTCAGAAAGAAACTCAATGATTGAAGCAGGAAAAACATACACCATGCGCATGGGCTATGGTGAAGAGATAGTGGCAAAGATTGTGAGTATTGGAACAGATACTTACACAATCAGCAAGCCTGTGGCAGTGGTGCCGGGACAGCAGGGCATACAGTTGATGAACTCATTGTTCACAGCAGATCCTGAGTCAGATGTCACGGTAAATATATCCAGCGTGGCCATGATTGCTCCTGTGCGCGAAGATGTGGGCGACAGTTACCTAGAAGCCACAACAGGTATCAAGCCTGTGCGCAGCAAAATTTTGATGGGATAACATGCCAGCAGTGCAACGACAAGGAGATCCAAACTCATCAGGTGGTGTCAACACTTCGGGAGTGGCATCTGTGCGTGTGAATGGTCGTCCCATTGTGGTGCCTGGCATTTCAGTCTCACCGCATCCCTGTTGTGGTAAAAAAGGCTGCGGCATACACTGTTCAGCAGTGACGTCGGGTGGCTCTGGTTCAGTACGTGCGGGCAATAAGCCTGTGATACGCAATGGCGATGCGGACACTTGTGGCCATCCCAGAGTGGCCGGTAGTGCCACAGTGAGAGCAGCATAATGGCAGAGTCTGTAGCAACACCACTACAACTCACCGCAGGTGTGGGATTTTACGCAGGCAACGCCATCACTGCCAACACCAACTTGTCCAACAACATTGCCAGCTACGATGCATTGGCACCCATTGCCAATTTGTTGTTCACCATCAATGCGGCAGTGAGCAATGTGAGTCTGAGCATCAGCGCTGGTACAATAGCCAATCTCAAAATATTGGGTGCCAATGTTGCAGGCAACTACTGTCCTGCCCTGGGAGATTCAGTGCCCAGCAATATAGCCTGGACAGTGGGCAACACTGGATACACCGGTACCATAACCAGCAGTGCTGCCACATATCTTGGAGGTGGCGACTTTGGAAAATTTGCTCAGGCATTTGGAGCCGCACAGGGCTACATCAGTCTCACCAACGCAATCATCAACAGTGTAGTCAACGCCAACAGCACAGATTATCTTGGTCCCACGTTTACCAACATGAACAATCTGATCACTGGAGACATTGCCAAGATCAACTTGGCGTTTCCTGCATTTGGCGCAGATCTTGCCTTGACCGGCGACTTGATTGACTTTGAGAACGTTGACCGCTTTGGTACCCCGGCTGCATTGTTGCATCAGTTGGCTGTGAAAGGCAATATTCAAAATGGATCAACCCCGGCTGTGACTGCGGCCCTGCAAGCTCAAGGACTTACCAATCAGAACATAGCTGATCTTGTGAATCTCAACCAACAAAGTTTGTTCAATCCCGCTGGCCTCACAGACAATCAATTTGATCGTTTACAAAAGGCAGCTTATCCTGGATTGCTTGCAGTGACTGGCGCTGATTTGCAAACAGTACTGGATATTCTGAACTGCACCTTGCCCAATATCACTGCCATGTCTGATTTGCTGAATCCTGTGAATATATTTCCAACCAGCTATCCCAGTCTCACACTGCCGACTCCCAACGGCCCGGTACTGATCTATAATACAAACATTGACACAGCCACAGGAGTTGCAGGAGCCACAGTTAACAGTGCAGTCGCTCCCATACTCAACTCGGGCACACTTACTCCTTTGGGTTGTGATGAGTTGGGCAAAATTGTGCCACAGGAACAGGCCGCAGCCAGTCGTGCCTTGCAAATTGCATTCCAGCAAGTAAAAGGCGTCTCCAATACCACTGCTGCACAACTGGCGGCCATACTGCAATGACCACAATCACACAAACAGCCGCAAAAACTGTGGCATACTCACAAAAACTAGGCACAATGAAAGGCCTAGACCTGGCAGCCAATACCCCTACCCCTATACCTGCTGCGGTGACTGCCTATTATCAAAGCACATTGGCCAAAGGCTCGGGACCCAATGGCACATATTTGACCACAGACTTTTTTGGATCAGCTGCCGGTATTCCTTACAACGATTATTTGACTTCTGTGACTTCCACCATCTCGGCACAACTCACAGCCGGCACACTGACCACACTCAATACCATATATTCTTATATGAAGACCCTGGTGTCTACCAACACTTACGGTGCGCCACCCACGATTGTTCTTCCTGCTCCTTACAACACACCAACCTATGCCACATATGATGCAGCCTTGACTAGATTGATCACTGAGGCCAATGCTGCCATTGGCACAGCCATCACTGCCATGGGCTCGGCTACTACCACCTTGAACACTGCCTGGACTGCAATGGTACAACACAGCGCCAACGAAAGTATCTTCCAAACTCAAGCCAGCATTGACTACGCCACACTCACCGCCGGCGCACAACTGCCCATCACTGCTTTTATTCCTGCCCTGGCCGGCTACGGACAAGAAACACAAACTGGCATGGCTGCTGAATTTTTAGAAGCCATTGCCAACACTGCCAACCAGTCGGGCCAGGCCATGGTGGGTGCCTTGCGTGAAGGACGCAACACCGCAGGTCTTGATGCCATTGGTCTAAAGTCTGACAACGATGTGCCCAGTCAGCCCAATGCTGTCCCCCCGCAGGCCACCTTGAGCAACTCAGAATACACAGTGGCCGAAGCCCGTGCGTTGTGCTAAAAAACTAGTACTAGAGTAGTACTTGACCAATAATTCCCAATTTGCTATAATATAGGCATAGAGTAGCAAAAAAGGAGCCAAAATGTATTACATTGTTTCAAAAGGTACTGGACTTATTGTAACAGATGGTCCTATGAAAACCCGTGCATATAAAACGTTCGGTGCCGCACGTGCCACCCGCACTCGTCTTTGCCGCAAAGCAGGGTGGGCTGTGGATCAACTCAGCATCATTGCCACCAAGTACTACAAACCCCGCATGGTAGAACGTGTCAACCTAATGACTGGCAAAGAATTCCTGGAAGATGTCAACACTCCCAACTGTTGCTCACCCGCCAGCGAAACTTTCTGGAGCATGTAATACTTGAGTATTACCTTTTTGGTGGTTGACCAATAATTGCCAAAATGCTATAATATGGACATATTGTAACAAAAGGAGCCTGAAATGACATACGCAACAATCCAAGAAGTCAACACTGCCATCATGTTTGGCAATTTTACAAACGACCAACTCACCAGCATTGTGAATGCGGTGCAGTATGCTCGTGCCCAGTTAGGCAAGCAAAAAATCCGTGAGTTCACCAAAGGTGACACAGTGAAGTTTCACAGCACCAAACGTGGTTTCACTGTCACAGGCACAGTGACCAAGGTGGCCATCAAGTATGTCACAGTCAAAGACGGTGTGACGCTGTGGAAGGTGCCTGCTAACATGTTGGAGGCCGCATAATGGTCACATATCAAGGTCAACAGTATTTTGTGATTTCTACATATGGAGAGATAATAGAGATTGCGCCTACCCGTCACGGTGCCGGGTCGTTCATGGTGCACCAAGACTTTTTGAAGGCTGCATAATGAATGAATGGATATTGATCGTTGCTATGCTCAGCCCCGGTGGCAACTTCATAGACAAAGTGCCTGTGACCATGCCTACCAAAACTGCATGCGAGCGAGCAATCAAAACACTGCCCAAAAAAGGTG